AATCGTTTGCTGCACGTCTGCGGCTGCTGCAGCGCCTAGTTGCTCAAGCACTACCTCTACAGGAACTTTGCCACGAGCGGCCAGTGAGAAGCCTTGCGCGGCAGCGTTTGACCACTTGTCTGATTCAGTGATAACCGTTGGCCGCATGAAAGGCCGCATAGGAATGTTGCCAGCGGGATATCCGTACTCCTGAATGGCAGCAACGTATGCAACAGGTGTGCCATCGTCGTAATGTGATTTCTCGAAAAAACCTACACGCGCTTCAAGCGTGTCAATTTTTTTTAGTGTTCGCTCGAAAGCATCAGTTTTTTTTGTTCGTTTAATTGAGCCTGTAATCATGACTATGCACTCAATAAAAAACGCCACCGATTTTCCTGAACCCTAACTTTTCAGGCAAGCCGCCAACTGTAATTCCACCGACTCCCTTAACTGACAACAACGCTGCAAGCTGCGCGCCGTAAGGTGTCATATAGAGCCAATACTGCAAGCCAGTCTTAGCAGGCGGTGGCATCACGGCAACCGTGATACTTCCCACTGTGGCGCTTGTTACAACGCCGACACTCTGGCCTGCTGCGACCATCACGCCTAACTGTGTCATGTGCGCTGTTAAAAGATTTAACGAGCGTTCACGGCAGCAACCATGCAGATAACCATAATTCACATCGCTAATGATGCAGGTCGAAGCATCCCAATAACCTTGCAGCATTACATCAGGAAACTTCGACGCATCAGCGAACGCAGGAAAGGCAGCGCGAAAAGTAACAACGTCAAACGTAATGATCGCGCCGGTAGTCATGGTTAATCTTCTTTAGCTTTTTTATTCAGCTTCGGTTTTTTCTTGTCTGAATAATCAGCATCAGTCAATGGCGCAGACTTATCTTGCTTTTCCATATTGTTTGCTTTTTTCTCAGGCGCTACTTCGTCTTTGTCAACGCTGACAAAGCCACGCTCTTTGTGACGCTGAAAAGCAGGGCATTTGTACAATTCTTCAAGCTGCTCTTGCGTTACTTTTGTAGCCACGCCGCGAGGAGTCTGAAAGTTTTTACCGATGATGTTTGCACCGCCGCGAATGATTGCAATTACTTTTGAATTTTTCAAATCGCCACCGCCATTGTGCCAGCTGGAATATGCTTGATCGGATGATGCTGTTGAATATACATAAGGCATGATAGTTTTCCTTTAGGAGTTGTCATGTGCTGAAAAGAGCGAACGGCGCACATGACTACACCGCTCGCTTTCCCAGTTTGGTTACTAATTTCTTAGCAACCGTAACGCCGTACTACCGCATAAGGACGCTTACACATAACACCGGCTGTGGCGTTGGTGTAATCTTCCTCGTAGGCTTTGGTCATTTGCATTACGCCCAAGGTTTGAAACTTGGCAGGCACTACCTGAATGAAAGTGCGCTGATCGTCGCTGCCTGAATCGGCAACGCTTTCTGCGTAAATGTAGAACACGTTGTCACCGGCATTTGCTGCATCAAGCTCAGGTGCAGACACAATGCGCATGCGCGGATAAGTCATCGTCAACCACTGTTTAACGCTCTGGCTTCCCAGCTCGTTAGTCACTGACAGGTAATCGACAGAGGCAGTTGCAATCGCCAGTGTCAGATCAGTGCGTTCAGGGTCAATCAAGTCTTGAGATTGCAGACGCAATGCAGACAATGCAGAACGAATGTCGGCGGTGATTTCCCAAAAGGTTTTTGTTGACCATTCAGATTGACCACTCGCACCGTTCGGCAAGTTTACATACGCAGGCAAAGACGGGTCATTCAAGAAGCCGTAGGTTTTGCCGAGGCCACTGTTGTAACCGTAGAAGCCTACCAAGTTACGCTGAATTTCCAACGCATTGGCAGCTGCCGCACGTTTGCTGTCTGCACTCGACACACGCATTGCTGCAGCGCGAGCTTCTTCCAGACGGCCTACCTGCATGCCTTCTTCAAAGCGCACAACTTCACGATATTCAAAGTTCACATTCCAGCTTGACAACGGCACTTGCGTATTGTCGCCATAAGGAACGGCATTGCCGGTTTGCTCCAGCACACCTTGAACCACTTGCTCTGATTCCCAGCTGCCTTGTACAGAAATGCCGACAAGATCATCAATGCGACGAGGCGCAGTAACGACTTCGACAAAACCGGCGAGCCATGCTTGCAGGAATTGAACAGGTGTTCCGATGCTTGGTGTAGTCAACGGTGAAGTCAACGCGACTGCAGCGTCACCGGCATAGAACGCTGACATTTTTGCAACATCGCGCTCGTCCAAAGCGATACCCAAACGGGCAAGGTCTTTGTACTTTTTGTGATCGGTGAATTTGAGAATGCCAACTTTACGAGCCGACAAATAACTTTTCTCTGGTGTACGCATTGTCTACGCTCCCTTAGTTGGTAAGTTGAATGAACGCCAGACCCGCAGACGGGGTATTCTGACGAACGACTTTGGTGTTCGGAATGAACGTCTTGCCAACACCAGCTACAGAGTTAGCAGTCATTGCAGCACTGCCAACAGTTGCGCTTGTGTTCAGGTTGTAAGTGCCGATGCCACCTGTGCCTGTGCCGAGAGAGATAATCTCGCCCAACACTTCACCGGCTGCGTTACGCACGATAGAGCCAACACCTAACACGCCTGCAGTGATAGCCGATACCGTCAGCACTGTGGTTGCCTGAGAAGCCGTGAAAGCCGCTACAGGTGCAACGGCTGACAGTTGGCCGTCTGCAGTGGCAAACGCCACTAGATCGCCAATGCTGGCCGCATTCAACAGGTCAACGATCACTGTTCCCATTTTCAGGAACTCGGCTGTGAGTTCGTTCGGGAGAATGACAGTTGGAGCAAGTGGGCCACCTGCCAATGTGCCGCCGCTGGCATAGATCAACGAGTCGATCAAGATACCTGCGAATGCGCCTGAACCACCCGCTACAACTTGGCCTTGATTCGCCGCTACTGCAGTAAATGCGCGGCCAATGACGTTGTTAGCAGGGTCAACAGTTTTCAGGATATTGGGTTCTGCGCGCTGTGGGCCATCGAAAATTACCTGACCGGCAATGCCAATGGTTTGAACAAGGCGAACGGTTGATTGAAAAGTCATAATCTAATCTCCCTTAACGTGCAAGATATGCAGAAACTTCGTCAGAAGCATCGACGCTATCGTTGGCAATGACTGGTTTGCTGACACCTTTTGCTGCAAGGAATCCTGTAAGCACTGCTGCTTCCTGATCTTTGCCGCAAACGATACCAAGTTTTTTCACGCCATACTTAGCTACTTCGCTCAACGTCATTGCTGCGCTGTCGAACGTGCCAATATGCACTGAAAGTTTTTGAGCCAACACGTCACGTTGTGCGATTTCTCGCATAATCGTTGCGCTGTCTAGAGCAACTACGTTGGTCTTTTCGGGAGCCTTAACAACAGGCTTTTTAGCGCGCAGTAATTTAATTACCGCTGCAGAGTCACCCGCCTCAACTGCTTTCTTCACTTCTGCTTCTTCTGCATCAGCAGCAGCTTTATCAGCAGCCATTTTGTCTTCTTCGGAAACGACTTCTTCCTCGTCGCCTGCTTTCACTTCTGGCTTCTTAGTGGTGTCGTCTTCATCAACAACCGCCTCTGCCGGTTTCAGCTTGGCAACAATTTCTGCCAGCGCCTTCAATTGTGCGGCCAGACTTTCAAGCGTCACCGCTTCGTCTTCGCCTTCTTTCTTTTCGGTAACTTCGGGCATAAATGCCTCCATTGAGTCGATTGTGAATGTTAAATGATCAAGGACAGCAATATCCTTACCCATTCGGCCTTCTTTTACAAGCGCAAGATGATTGCCACGAATGTCGCGTTGAATAGCATCATACTTCTCGCCATCGAAAACACCGCTCGTCATGTCGTAAGTGCAGCGATAACCGCAGGATAATTCCCGCTTTCCGTCTTCAATCATTTTTGCCAGTTTGTCCGAAAACACCTTGACGTTGCCCTTCAAAACACCCGTAGCTTTATCGAAAAAAACATCGTCACCGATAACACCTTGAATGCCTTTTGCTTCTGCAGGAGTTAAGCCTTCCTTGGCAGCACCCAACAACTCATGCTCGTCTACCCACGGAATCAGGCGAAAAGAATCCACGCACTCATCGGAAGAAAGCTCCTCCTCTGGTCGATACACCATAAAGATTTTATCTGAATCGTCGCCGTCTAGACCGAGTTGCGCGCCACTGTAAGGGAACACGCCGACCTTGGATAAAGGATTGCCCTTGATCTCATACCAGCCGTTTACATCGGTTTGTCGTGCTGTTGCTTCGGGCATTTCGCTACCTGATAACCGGAAATATTGCGCTGAAAAATATCTTACCCGTATTTTTTTCCTGTGTCACACATCATCCTCATACTGATCGAAGTCAATAATCGGTTTCATCGTGCAGCCACAGTTTGGCAAATCGCCAGGCAATCCCCGCTCACCTGTCTCCTGATCAATGATCGGAGGATTAGCCAATTCAAATATGCCGCCGTTCAATCCAGCCGGTGCATAGTGTTGATGATACTCACGAGGGTTCGCGCCACCGCCACTGTGCAGCCATTGAAACTTGCTCATGCCGTTTTGTTCCATGCGCACTGCACTGATCGACGAGTAGGCTTTGCGCGTTTGATCTAGCGAAAGATTACGCGCTTGCCTGCGCGCCATGTCGCCTATGTCCATCAGCTTTGCAGTCATGCCGGTCATATCACCACCACGCGCACCTGACTCAACAAACATTTTTACAACGCGATCATGATACTTGTCAGGAATAGAAGTTATTTTCTGCGCGTTCTCCCACAGTTTGCCTTTTACTTTTTTGGCAATCTTCGGGTCATCCATGAATGTCATTTTTAGTGAGAAGTCTTTTGATATTTCTTTCAGAGTTCGATTGACATTAACTGCGCTCTCTCGATCAGTGAGCGTTATCATTTGCTTTGCAGCTTCACCGCCTTTTTGCTTGAACAGAGTTGACCATTGTTTTTTACCTAGAACAGTTTTATCTGCAGCAAGTTTTTTTGCGTTGTCCTGAATTTTCTTTTTAACTTTTTTCTTTTCTATTTCTGCTTCTGCTTTCGTAGGAAATACGCCAAGGATTTTTCCGTTTATCTCGACTTGCCATTCATTCTCTGACAAGCGTTTTATTTCCCACTCGTCATGCGCATCAAAACCGACTTGTGCTTTCAATTCTGACAGCACACGTTTTTCTGTATCAGCAATCATCTTGTCTGTGAGCGACATTAGAACTTTGCCGAATACTCGCTCAATTCTGACTGGATAACGCAACGCGCTACCTACTGCTAGGCCAGTCGGCTTTTTAGCAGCAGGTGCTTTGCGTGAAGGATTGCGTTTTGGCTTCATGCTTGCGTTTCAGGTTTAGCAGGTAATTCAGTGGCCGTTGGCGTGATTGTGAAACCGTTGCCTGCTTTGCTCATCACTTGCTCGGCCTGATCGCTAGTCAATGAGAATGCAATCATCAACATGGCAACGCCTGATTCTCTCGGCAATGTACCTGCAGCAACATTCTGAACAATCGTGACCATCGACGAAACTTGTGCGCCATTGAATGCCTCAGAGCTTGTGACTTCTCCCGCTGGCAATCCTGCAGCCGGTGTAGCCGTATCAGGCAATTCAAAATCGTCAGGGTCAATGTCTACAGGGTCGCTTTCGCTTTCCATACCGTTGTAACCAGACGATTTATCAGCGATCAGCGCATTGCGTATGTCATCGCCGTCTATTGCACCTGTCAATTGCAGTGCTTGTGCAGCCTGAGCTTTCTTCAAGTTGATATCGGCCAACTCTGTTTCTGTCAGACTGTCGAGAGGTTTCCAGTTCGCTTCAACAGAAAACACGCCATATTCTTCAAGATCAAGATCAGATCGAATGGCTAACTCATGGTGACGTTTAAGCAGAGGAGTCATTTCGTTTTCTTGTATCGTTTCAAGGTATTCGTGATAGGTGGCTTCTTCATAATCGCCAGTCGAATTAAATCCCTTCGGCACAGTGCCTAGCAGTTTTGCTGATGGCGTGTTAGCGATAGCAGCCACAAGTTGATATTGCGTCATGATTAAATCGTCGAGGTCTGTAAGGCTTGTGTCGATCTCGCTCAGCTCCTCGTTTAAGCCGCACACTTTGACTTGCTGATTATCTCGATAGTGCATCCATGTTAATAATTTATTCTCGAAAGTAGCCTGATCTGCCATTACTGCATCCATGTCTACTTTCAGAATCGTTGTGCGCTTTGTCATGGCAAGCAATGGCGCTTCGTTTGCTGTGCGCTCTGCTGCATACACGCGCTCGAAAATTCGTTGCGGCAAAGAAATACCTGCGTAGATATAACTTGGCTTTAGAATGTCTGCCACGTCTGTTGTGCGAATAATTACAAGGTGGCTTCTGTGATAGAGAGTGCCGTTTATCATCCACCATGTCGGCTCGTAGAAGTGTCGACTTGCCATATTTGCAGCGGCCTCTGCGTCGAGCTGTGGCGTAATCCAGTAAGGGTCAATCTGTGAGAAGCCTTTGTAACTGCCGCGAGTAACGCCATCGAGGTTAAATGGTTTTTTGTAATAATCAGGGTCATCGCTCTCGACGTGAAAGATTGCAATGCGAATGCCGAACACGCGATTGAATTTTGCGAACTCGACAAGTTGCCTACGAATGCCGTGATCTTTGTCGATCTGTTTTAATCGCTCTAATGCTTCGACAGGAACTTTTGTTCCGTCATTCACTGTTAAGTCATAACCTTTGCGCGCTGCATCTGCAGGAGCAACAGAGCAAGCCTTATCGACTAGCCAGTGTTGCGCAATAATTGCACACGCCTGATAGCCGATAAAACCTTGTGCGACATACCATGCGAATAACGCTTCTGGCAGCGTGTCATATTGACCTGTGTTGTATGCAGTTTTTACAGGGATAGGATTGTTGTCATCGAGCGCAACGCCATCAAGTTTAGGAATTGCTTTCATGGCTGCAGTTTTAAGTTTG